GGAAATAAATATCTTGAGTTGCCACTCAAGATATTTATTGGTTCCACTTTGATCGTTTTTTGAAAAGAAATCAATTTGTTCTTTATAATCCGGATATCTTGTTTTAATATCGTCTATTTTAGCTGCAATTTTTATAAATTGTGTTTCACTTATATTAATAGTTGAAGATGATATTTTATTAAAAGAATTATTTTTATAAATTTCGACGAGAGAATTAATCTTTATATTATATTTATATTTTAGACAATCAGATGCTAGTAGACAGATTGACTTAATTACATTTTTATTATTTTTATAATCTCCAAAAGCTGTGCAAATAACAACGATTTGATCATCATCATTAGTTTTTAAATCTGATTCTATTAATAAATTATTTAACTCTTTTTGAATAACTGATGCATATTTAATTTTAACACATTTATCAAATGAAGAGAATATATTGATAATAAACTTTTGTTGAGGTAATATTTCTTTTAATATTGCGTTTTTAACAATATCGCCAAGTGAACTTGTATTAGCAACATTTAAAAATGAAACCAATTTGTTCATTTCTTCAGGATCAAACTCTTCTGAGTCAACATTTTCTAATGAAGAGGTTTGTGCTGTAATAGATCCTGCTTTTAATGCTTTGGAATAAATGTTATTTGCTTTAGATTGCACATCACCAACTGTAATTGTACCATCTTTATTTATATCTAAGCCATAATTATATCTATAAACCTTATCAAAAGTTAATCCTGGTTCCGAAGATATTAAATTATGATTATCTTTTTGAGCAATTACTGTATCCTCTGATTTTCCAACAAATACTGGTAAAAATGTAGCCATGTAAAGATCGCCAGCAGATTTTATTTTGCCAGCCCATGGTTTAAAAAATTTCTCAACATAATCTAATTGTTGAACGTCTGACATTGTTCTTAACTCTTCGGTAGATGTTCCTAAAGACTTGGCGCTTCGTGGCATGAATTGAATTAAACCAGTAGCTCCTCCTTTTGAATTAACCGCTTGGTGATTAAAACCACTCTCAGCAGACATAACGGCTGCCAAATAGGAAGGATCTATATTTAATCTGTTACCAATATCTACAAGTTTATTTACAAAATCTGATGATTTATTTCCTAAACCAGGAATAGCCACAACCGATTCAAATTTAGCAATTTTATTCAAAATGCCTTTTCTACCAGATGTTTTAATTGGTTCATGAGAAAGTTTTTTTAAACGAATAAAACTTACCGATTTGCTAGGTATTTCATTTAATAAAACAACAGCTTTAAATTTTAAAGCAACTTTAGGTATACTAAAAGGTGCCGAGATTACTTCTATATAATTCTGATTAGATCTTCCCTCTTTAGTCATTGGATAAATACTATCAACAATACCATTTTTAATAGATTCTTCTAAAAACACAACAAAGTTTTTTTGAGCTTCAGAATTTGTTTTTAACAACTGAGAACCTGCGTCATTATCATTAGCTAACATTATCTCTAGCTGGGTTTTAACTTTAATTTTAGAATTCTGAGAAAACACAAAAGGTAAAATATTGAGATAATCAATATTTCTGTAAGGTTTCATAAATTTTCCAAACGTTCTTGGAACATCCTCTTTAATAGCAGATGGTTCCTGGGAAATATCGGGAATTTTATTTTGAATTTTTTTAGGAGTTATATCGTTAGGGATATCCTCAGAAATCTGTACACTTTCCTCAATTTGCTGGATAGCTTTTGGTTCTAATAAAAAATTAGCAGCTAAGTTTAATTGCTCTAGCTCTCTGTTTAATAATTCTGAAAAGTACTTAACTTCTTTTAATTGTTTTTCATAATCATAAACGTCAGCTTCAGAAATGGCTATCTGTAATTTTTTGACATGCTTGCCTAATTCTGGCAACAACGAATTAACAGCAGCAGATTCGTTTTTTAAATCTTTAACTTTATCTCTGTAATCTTTGGAAGTTAATCTTTGAAACCAATTTAGTAAACGATTGGTTACTCCGGCAACTTTTATTACCGAAGATGAATCAACCTCGGAAGCCTCTTTAAGAATTTGAAAATTAATCATTATTTAACTTTACTGCTTGTTGAAGTAATCTAATGCTGAGTTGAGGATCAACTGTATCAATAAGCTCAGAATGAGCACATAATTTTGTTATCATTTCTTTTTTACTTGAAACATTTTTTAAATCATCGAAAAATTTATTATTTGCAATTTTTAATATTTGTAAATAAAATGAACTTTTTGTGTTTAAAGGTTTCATTTGATCTAAAAGATCTTTTTTATTTTTGTACGCACTTAATGAAGTAATGAAAAAATTTCCACCATAAATTGCTTCTGGAAATTTATTAATTAAGTTAAAATCAAACAACCCGTCTTTATTAGTTGGAAGTAATTCGATATAACTAGGATCCTTTAATAAATTAAAAACATTTTCTTTTATTTCAGAAAATGGTTTATCATATAAAGACTCTAAAGCTTTGGTGTGATTTTCAACTTTTAATGCATCATCTTGAAAAGCAGCAATAGGATTTGTTTTAGTGGTAACTGGAACGGGCTGTGTTTGAGTACTTGTTTCAGGTATAGATTCATTTAATTTAACTAACTTATTTTTAACATCACCCTGCTCTTTTTTACTAAGATGATTAAACATTTCATCCATAATTTTACCAATCCAAATCTTGCCATTACCAAGCCTAGGTAATGACTTTATAAAATCAGGGTCATCAAGATTAGCTACGTTTTTTTCAAGATCTTTGTTCGTTTTTGTTAATTCCGTATATGATTTAACATCAACGTCGTAATTATCATTAAGATAATTTCCACCAACCATCTCTGCGCTTTTTTCGGTTACAAAAGCAACCTCTGTACCAAGCTGTTTTTCTAATTTAACTTTTTCTTCTTCCATATTATCTAGACCATGCTTCGGCAGCATAACTAAAGTAATTTTTTTGTCAAAACTTGGTGTAATGTCAGAATTATTTTTATTTGACATCTGATCTTCTTCAGAGTCTTCCTCGGAGGCATCATCAAAATCATTACTTGTTTCGTTCACAATTTCTTGAGCCAAATCTCTAGGCGACTCTTTTAATTTTTCTTTAACTTCAGGGATAATTTCTGGAATTTCTTCCGGAGCTACTTCTAAAGGCTCATCATTTAAAACCTGATCAACACTCATTGGTTCTTCAACTTTATTAGTTTCTTTTTGATCTAAAACTTCTTGCTGCACTGTTTCAATAACATTTTGATTTGTAATACTTTTTTCAATAGCAGGCTTAATATTTTTATCAACAATCACTTCATTTTTTTCATCTTCTAAAAATGAAAAATCACCAGCCTCATACATCGCTATGTATTCATCTCTTTTTTCAGGGTGAGCTTTTATTAGCGAAACTAATTTATTAACAAGCTTCTCCTCTTCTTCATCTGCAACTAACTTCTGGCGACGAGCTGATTCTTCTAATTCTTTTTCAGTTGGTGGACGTGATTTGAATTCTTGTTTTTTAAAATCATCTTCATTTATAATGATTTCATCAGGAACTTGTTCAATAGTATTAAGAATACCAGAATTAGGAGAGCTTACATCACCACCTACTTCAACTACATCTGGTTGTTCATCAATATCTTGAGAAACAAAATTGGCAGGAACAGTTGTGCTGCTTGGTTGAATTTTAGTACGTTCATCTTGTCTTTTTTTATTGTTTTGATCAGCAAGCTGCTTTTCAGCATCTTTTTTCTTTTTAGCCAAATCAACAAGCTCTTTTAAATGTGTTTCAAAAATTGATTTAAAGCCTGAATAAAATTTATTATATTCTTTTACTATTCTTTGATAGCCAGTTAACCACGAGGCGATACTACCTTGAGCACGAGCTGTTCCCATCACATCTAAAGTTTGATTTACAATTCCAAAAAAAGTATCAGCACTTCTTAACAATGCTTGAACAGCTATTTTTCTTTCTCGTATTTTTTTCCAATACATTTTTTCTATTTGACTTCCGCCAAACATTTTGCCCAAATAATCCATTACACCAGCATTAGAAATAAATCCATCATTAGCATCTTGAAAAAAATCTTTATCTAAATCAGCATCTGTGTAATCACTATAAGCTTCACCTAATTGTTCAGGTGATAAATCATGAACTTCTGCACCGGCTTCAATCATTTTTTTAACAGAACCGCTTAATGTGTAAAGCCAATGAGTTACATCTAAATAACGATCCTCTTTAAATGCAATATTTGCAGATCCTAATAAAGACTTAAACGATTGGTCTCCATTGTTACCTAACACAATGTCTCGCATTAACTGATCTTGTGTGCGCAAAATATCCATCTTATCTTTATAAGATGAATTACTATGTTCAGCAATTCCTCGACCCCAACCACTAGGAGTTAAGTATTGCTTTACCTTGTGTTTTAAGCCATATTGTTGAGCTAATTTGTTAAAATCGTTGTAATTATTGTTTGACAAAGAAAACCTCCAATTAATATAATATAATGGCTTATTATGCTCAGTTTACTGTTATAATTGAGGCATGACTTCAGAATCTCCTAGACCGCCTAAATCCATACCAGATTCTTCACCAGGTAATGGTGGCTCTTCTGTTTGCTCACCTCGTTCAGGTTCTGTAATTTCATCTTGAGCACTTAATCCTCTAAGTTCTGATAAGTTCATGCCGCCAAGAACTTCTTTTTCTTTTAATACAATTGTTTTGTCAATTAATTCTTGACGTATTTTTCTCTGTTCATCATCATAGTCTAAACCTAAAGATGTGAATAAAGTGTGTAGTGATACTGCTGGATTATCTGATGTAGATAAGTCTTTTAACGTTCCAACATGAGATTCAACATCAAACAAACTCATATGGTTCCACTCTACCTCGGGAACAATTAATGTCTCTTTTGAGTTTTCATAAGAAACAAAACCATTAGCTAAAGATACCGGCTTAAATATTTTTTCACGCAACCACGCTGATAACATCTCTCGAAAAGAAAAATACCTCTGTCGCAATACATCTAATGCCACACCACCGTTAGCGTAAGTGATATCGCCACCACCATCCATAATTACACTTGGTACCATTAAACCAATATAAATCTCTTTCATTAGTTGAGTTATATCTCCTGATGTATCATATATACCACCACCTAAACCAACTGATTCAACAGTAACACCGTCATGTGTGATTAACTTTTTATCTTTGTTATACTGTAAATCTTCAAATATTTCTTGCCATTTTTGTAAATCAGCAGGCATCGGCTTGTAACCTTCAGTTCCACCACCAACTTTAATTAATGTTAATGGATTAATTAAATTATCCGCTTGAGCAAATTTGGATTCACGAATTTTATCAAATAACATCAAACTTCGAAACGAACTAACAATTAAACTTGTCCCTCGTGTTTCATAAGGCGATATCCTTCGAGCCAAATGTGACATGTTAAAATTACTAAATGGTATATTTTGACCCTTTTGAACCTTATCAACAATGTCTTTACTCAAAAATTCACGCTGTTTTTTATCAGAAGGCTTATTACTTTTGCAAATTCTTTTTAAATTCTCGTCAGGACGCATACTGATTAAAGGCTGATTTGCAACGGCCGAACGTTGTACTGTCATATAATCAGGATTTTGTAGTAATAAATGATCCCACTTTAATGTTTTCTCATTCCAATCAGCATAAACAAATGCCTCACCAAGAACCCAATATTCTTGAGCAATTTGAATACAGATGTCTAGTAAACCAATCTCCTCAATCATTTCTTCAAAAAATTTCTGAACATCAGGGTGACTGCATTTAATATTTAACTTGGAAATTGGATATGTAGCATGTAAAGAAATTGCGTTTTGTACAATTGGGTTTAAAGCAAAAAATGATCTTGACCACGCATTTAATGTCGCTAAATCTCTTGGAAGATTTAAATTTGACATCAGCCATAAAGGAGAATAAACCTCCGTTGTCTGCATTGCAGAACCGCCAGAACCGCCCCAGCCTGAACTCGATGCACCACCACCAGACCCCCCACCAAATGTTGATGCTGATTTCTTCATCTTCATACCAATAACATTACCAGCCGATGTAGATGTTAAATTTTGATTTATATAATGAGTGTTTGGTGTTACCGACTCTCTAAAAGTCCCATTCATTACCTCTTGCTCTAAACCCTCCCTACGAGTGCCCGAGACCTGCTTCCACATGTTTGCAGAGATTGCTGGTGGTAAATTTCTGGAATTAAGAAACGTTTCACTTTTTGACATAAAAACCTTGAATTTTAGATATGTGGTAAGTAGGCTGTGATTGCTAAAATTTTACCGTCATCTTTATCTGTATTGGTTAAAAAATTACCCTTGCTGCTTTCAAAACCGCCCGATTTATCAAACTTATAAGCCAAATAAGCGTTAACTAAAGCTGCTAAACCATCGTTAGGAGTGCTTCCCTTACAAAAACGAGTTATCGGCTCATTCACCGCAGATTTTGTAACTTTTAACTCCATGCTAGAACAATGCGAAATTAACCATGCTATTTTTTCATAATCGCCCATCGGAAACCTAATTAAACCTCTTTTCATCAAATCAAATACTTCTTGTAAATGATAGTCACGAGCAAATTGAATTTCTTTTGTGCCATTATCGCCAGTGTCAACACAACGAATTTTTGCATTTAATGTTCCAACAGCTCTTGATGCCATAAAATTTTGATACTTGTTTGATAAAACTTCCGTAAGATCATTCGCATAACCAATATCTCCAACTGCCCACTTTACAGAATATTGACGCATAATCTTTTCTACAACTTGCTGCTTCTCTTCAAAATTATTTCTCTTTAATAAAGTCGTGTAAATTATTGATAACTTTCCAGCTTGCTCTGCAAGTACAACACATGAACTATATGACTGACCCTTATCCCCAGAAAGACTTGCCTTTTTACCCCAATCGAAACCAGCGTAAATATTTATCTTATCGCTAGGTAAAACTTGAGTAGTCATCTTCCTCCCAGCATCACCACACTTGTCCCTAATCTCTTCCGCCGTAATTGGAGAAGCATCACCAGAATAAAACTCTCCCAAAACTTCATTCTGATAAGTGATTTCACCCATCTCCTGATCGTTTTCAGGCTTCATCGCTATTATATCTTCCTTAGTAAATATAGGAAGATATAACTGGTTAATATGAAAACCAATGTACTTGTAATCATCGCTTTGTCGATCCGTTATCCACTTCCCCCTCTCAGCGGCATCTCTCTTGTCTTGCTCACATCCACAATGAGGACACTTTACAATAAATCCTGTCAACCAAATCTTCTCCCAAAGATCTGACCCAGGAGTGTAAAGAGGAAAATATTCTTCACATTGCTCACAACCTAAATGATAATATTGCTGAGTAGAATTATTCCAAATCTCCCAGTAGTACGAGCCCTTTAATTTCGGTGTGCCCAAATAAACCTGAACACCCTTGCCAGTTGGTCCGTATTTTGCCTGAGTAAGAATTTTATTACCGTTTTGAATCGCTAACTTTGGAATATCCTGAATCTCATCATATAAAATTACGTCTACAGTGCCACCTCGAAGCCTGTCCGCATCAGCTCCTGTACTTTCACACATAAGAAAATTACCGCCAAGAAATTGCTTGAACTGCTGAGCGTCATTTGATTGTGAAGATTTATCAATTTTTTCCTGAACAAAAGACAGTTTCTTTTTCCCAGGTTTGGCCGGAGTCATATCGTCAGAAATGGAACTAGCAATTGTTGTTGAAAGTTTGGTCTTAACATAACGAAATACGTGAACTAGTGTTGGAAAACAATGTATTAAACGAATTGGTGGCCTTCCAAAACCAAATAGGCCAGATGTCATAAAATAAAGTGCAAGATTGGCAGCCATACTGGTGGCCCCGACTTGTCTTCCTTTAGTTAATACGACTGGTTTGCTATCTTTTTCTAATGCCTTGATGCCAATATATCTATATATGTCGCAAAACGGCTTAAAACCATTTCCTCGCAACTTAAAACCTTCACCATCTAATAAGAAGTGTTTTTCGCAAAAAGTAACAGGGTCTATGGTTAATAGACTTTCTTTAAATTTTTTAAAAGTATCATTATTATTTGTCATATTATTTTACATGCTTCCAGCTTAGACCAGCAATTGACATTCTTATTGTAGCCCGTGTAACCTTATATATATCAGATAATTCTTTAACATTAGCT